CATCATACGGCGAGACATACCCTCGCCCATTCTTCCTAGACCAATTAATCCAACTTTCATTTGATAAGTTCCATTGCTTTATGTAGTTCTCTTGAATGCTCAAGTTCATCGTTTAAGATCTCAAGGATCTTATCATCAGGACCATTCAAGGCAAGATACTTTGCATACGTTTCTGCTGCGTGAATTTCTACTTCGTAGGAGAGATGGTAAGCAGACCTAGGAGCCACCCAATAATAAACCACGTTGACCCAA